AGACCGGCGCTCGCCCTGTTGGGAAGGCCCGCCTTTACAACAAGGGCGGCAAGGTTTCCGGTTCCGCCGTCAAGGCTCGCGCCGATCGCAAGGCCCGCAAGGCTGGCGGTAAGGTCGAAAAGGAAATCGGCATCGGCATGTCTAACAAGGACGTGCGCGAAGCCAATGAATTGCGCGAAGGCAAAAAGCACATTGGCGGCTTCAAAAAGGGCGGTAAAGCCCGCGCCACCGGTGGCTCGGTTCCGTCAGACAAGGAAACGGGTTTGGACAAGAAGCGGGTCGGCACCATTCAGGTGAAGCCGACCCGCGGTAAGGCTGAGAACTACAAGAAGGGCGGCAAGATCAAGAAGGCCGACGGTGGTGGTCTGCCCAGCCCCGAGGAGGCGATCGGCACAGAAGTTCGCATGAAGGGCCTGAAGGTTATGCCCGGCAAGGCTTCGACAGCTGCTGCTGAAGTGACGCCTGCGCAGCTTCGCCGCGAGGAAGGCTATACTGCTGCTGACATGAAAGCCCCGCGCGCCGGTCGCAAAGAAGGCGGTCGTAAGTGGATCCAGAAAGCCATTGAGAAGCCCGGCGCGCTGCGCAAGTCGCTTGGCGTAAAGGAAGGCGAGAAGATCCCGGCAAAGAAGCTGGCCAAGGCTGCTGAAGCCTCAGGTAAGCTGGGCAAGCGCGCTCGTCTTGCTGAGACGCTTGGCCGCATGAACCGAGCCACTGGCGGTCGCACGAAGTCAGGCAAAGGTAAGACCAACATTAACATCGTGATCGCTGCTGGCCAGAAGCGTCATCCGGCGGAAGACATGCCGCCGGCGGCTCCTCGCGATGGCGCTGTGCCTATCCCGATGCCTGCGGCTCCGCCGCCTGCGATGATGGGCGCTGGTATGCCTCCGATGCCTCCGGGCGGCGCTGGTTTGCCGATGCCGCGTAAGGCTGGCGGTCGAATCACCAAGGTCGCCAAGTCCTATAAGGACATGGAAGCCGGCGCGGCGAGCGGCGAGGGTCGTCTTCAGAAGACGGATATCGAATCACGTCACACCGACGCTCCGGCCCGCAAGGCTGGCGGTCGAATCAGCAAGGTTGCCAAGTCCTATAAGGATATGACGGCTGGCGCTGGTGATGGTGAAGGCCGCTTGCAGAAGACAGATATCGCGAAAGCGAAAAAAGCTCGCGGTAAGTAATTGCTGCGAATGGGGGTGCCGGATTCCCCTTCCTCTTTCGGCACCCCCTGACTACATAAGAGGAAGGCGAGTGGAAGGGACTCGTTATGACTTTTACGACGCAGCAAGCGTATGAGCGCGAGCTTGCAACTTTGATCGAGATGGAAATTGAAAGGTTGATGGACTCAGTTTCCAACGGTCATTTAGAAAGTTTCGCCGCTTATCGATTTGAAGCGGGGAAGATTGCAGGGCTTCGCCTTGCTCAGGAATATCTGCTTGAAGCCGAGCGGATATGTAGAGAGAAGTATTGATGAGAAGGAAGGGAAAATAAAATGCCGCCCATGATTATGGAGCACGAAGTCGATCCAAAGCAAAAGATCCTTGAAGATCTTGGAGATCTTTCAAATATTGAGATCTTCAACAATCAAATATTGTGCGCGGTATATGTCCGTCCGACAAAAACAAAGAGCGGATTGTATTTGTCCGACAAAACCATTGATGAAGACCGTTACCAAGGTAAGGTCGGTCTTCTCGTAGGCATGGGACCGGCAGCGTTTCAAGATGATTCGGGTGCTTGGTTCAATAACGCCAGCTTTAATCTGAATGATTGGCTAGTCTTCCGCCCGTCGGATGGCTGGAGCATTACAGTTAATGGCGTTTTATGCCGAATGATGGCCGATACGCAGGTGAAAATGCGTATTCCGTCTCCTGATGCTGCTTGGTAGGAGGATTTTATATGTCTGATGAAGATAATGGCGTTGAAATTGTGCTTGAAGAGCCAAAGAACGCCGATGAAAAGGCTCCGGAAGTAGAAATTACTGACGATCCGCCGAAGAAAGAAGCGAAAAAGAAGGAAATTGAGCCTGAAGAAGGCATCAGCGAGCTTAAAAAGAACCTTGAGCGCGAAAAAAGAGCGCGCGAAGAGGCTGAACTAAGAGCGCAGCAGGCATATCAGCACGCTCAGAAAGCTCATGCTGATAAAACTGACTCGGATTATCAGCTTATCGTCAATGCAATCGAGACAGTTAAGGAGAGAAACGAATCTCTGAAGACTGCTTATGCAGAAGCGATGGCCGCGAGCGATTATAACCGCGCTGCCGAGATCCAGAACGCCATGACAACGAACGCCCATCAGCTTGAAAAGCTGAAAGAGGGCAAAAAGGTCATGAAGAAGCAGCTGAAGGAAGCAGAGCAGGCGCAGCCTATTCAGCCTGTTGCTCCTCCGCGTGGCGACATTGTCGATCAGCTTGCCGCGACTGTTTCAAACAAGTCTGCCGAATGGCTGCGCAGCTCGCGTGACTTCATCAAGAGCGAGCGAGATGTTCGAAAGATGTTTCGAGCGCACGAAGATGCGGTCGATGATGGCATTCAGCCGGATACCGACGAGTATTTCGAGTTCATCGAAGGCCGTATGGGCATTAATCGAGACAGTGCAGTCGAATCACCGATGTCTGAGGCGGCTGCGCCGGCTCCACGTCGGTCTGTTTCGCCTCCTCCGGCCCCTGTTTCTCGTGGTAATGCGCCGCGGCCTAACGTCATGCGCCTTTCGAGGGCGGAGGCGGAGACAGCTAAGGATCTTGGCATGACCCCTGAAGAGTATGCCAAGAACAAAGCCGCCCTGATTAAAGAAAACCGCTACGGACATTAAGGATGACTGATATGGAAAACACAGATACCCCTCGCGGCCGTCGTGGCGGCATGTTTGCGAAGGCCGCCAAGGAGGCAGTTTCTTCCGAGGCTCAGACGATGAGGCCGGCTATGCGTGATGATGATCCTCGGGCTGCTGCGGCTCGCCGTGCGGCTGAACTTCGCGGCCATCTTGGCGATCTCGATGAAGGCACGGACCAGCTTTACGTTGATCCGTCCACTATTCCGGATGGCTGGACATATAACTGGAAACGCTACTCTGCCTATGAATGGGAAGACACTGGCAATCAGCTGCGCGTTAAGCGTGAAGGCTGGACGCCTGTGCCGGCGTCGCGCCATCCTGAGATGATGCCGCATAATACGGATGCAAATTCGATCATTATGCGCGATGGCCTTGTTCTTATGGAGTGCCCGACCGAGATCGTTGAGGAGCGCAAACGAATCGAAATTAAAGCTGCGCGCGATCAGGTTCGGTTCAAGGAATCGCAGCTTTCGGGCACACCTGAAGGCACGATGACGCGAGATCATGCGCGCGTTAAGCCGCAGATCAAAAAGTCCTACGAAGCGATGCCGATTCCGGAAGAGTGATCTTCGCCGGCGTAGCTCAGTAGGTAGAGCAACGGATTTGTAACCCGTAGGTCGGGCGTTCGATTCGCTCCGCCGGCACCAGCTTAGACCCCCGTCAAGGGGGTCTTTGCATTTTTTGCGTTGTCAATATATAATGTGCTCAAGCTTTAACAGGCTTGGGCTCCCCCGGCGTGGAGCATTTAACTATTCCCGGCTAACATATCGCCCCGGCGCGCGATGATGAGCCTCCTGAAGAAGGAGAACCCGTCATGGCGAACACGGATCCCGGTTCCTATAACGGTTTCCAGCAGTATCAGGGCAACGGTTCTGCTCCGACATACGAGCAAATCGCTGGTAAGGCTGCGTATAACGCTACCATCTACTTCGGTGATCCCGTCGAAATCGACGGCTCCACCGGCTACATCCAGCGCGGCACGACGACAGCCAGCACGACCGGCGCTACGCCGATCGCTGGCGTTTTTGTCGGCTGCAAATACCTGTCGGTCTCGCAGAAGCGCGTCGTTTGGGGCAACTATGCTCCGGGCACAGACGTCGCCTCTTCGCAGACGGTCGAGGTCTATTACGTCAATGACCCGAACGCCAAGTTCGTCGTCTGGACGGATGCTAACGGCGTTCTTGAAGCGGCTGTTGGCTCGACCTGCGGCTACAACATCGGCTCCGGCAATACCTCTAACGGTCTGTCCGGTGCTTACATCAACTATAGCGTCTCTGGTCCGAACTCTGACGGCACAGGTCCGTTCCGCATTCTTGGTCTGGCGGGTAATCCCCCCGGCACCAATGGCACGGAATGGGGCGCTTATGCTCGTCTGCTTGTGGCGTTCAACAACGTCGCGACCAAGACTCTGGCCACGATCTAAGGAGTAAGGAACTATGGCTGTTAATCTTTCTGCCATTAAAGACCTTCTCCTCCCCGGTCTCCGGGGGATCGAAGGCAAGTATGAGATGATCCCGTCTCAGTATGACAAGATCTTCACGAAGCATGACTCGAAAATGGCGCTTGAGCGCACAGCCGAGATGCGCTTCTTGGGTCTTGCCCAGTTGAAGACCGAAGGCGGCCAGACTGCCTTTGATAACAACGCAGGCGAGCGTTATGTGTATAACCAAGAGCATACAGAAATTGCTCTGGGCTATGCCATTACTCGTAAGGCCATCGACGATAACCTGTATAAGACACAGTTTATGCCGTCGAACCTCGGCCTCATTGAGTCGTTCCAGCAGACGAAGGAAATTTACGGCGCGAACGTGCTCAACACGGCCACGACGTATAATGCTTCGATCGGCGGCGACGGCGTCTCGCTTCTGAGCTACAGCCATCCGATCGACAACGGCACTGTTGCGAACACCCCGCTTGTTCAGGTTGATCTAAACGAAGCTTCGCTGCTGAATGGCATGATCGCCATCCGCACGAACTTCAAAGATCAGGCTGGCCTGAAGGTCTTCGCGCGTGGTCGTCGTCTGGTTGTCCCGCCGGCGCTTGAGCCTGTCGCGATCCGTCTGATCAAGACGGAACTGCGCCCCGGCACAGCGAACAACGACGTCAACGCGATCATGATGACTGCCGGCGGTCTGCCGGAAGGCTACATGGTCAACGACTTCTTGACCTCGGCGCGTGCGTGGTTCCTGCTTACGAACATTGACGGCCTCTCCTACATGGAGCGCGTTAAGTTCGAGACCGATATGCAGGTCGACTTCGTTACCGACAACCTTCTGGTTAAAGGTTACGAGCGTTATAGCTTCGGCTATTATAATTGGAGATCCATCTACGGATCGACTCCGACCTAAGAATGATTGGGGGCTTCGGCCCCCTTTCATCGTTCGAGAGCCTAAGAACTCTCGTCCTTTCGCTACAGCCACTCCCGAAACCCTACGGGGCTAGGAAGCTAACCCAGAGGATAAATTCCAATGGCTCTCACTAACTTCCCGAATGGCATTACGTCCTTCGGCGTTCCGGTTCTCGGAACAGTTGGCGGCCTTCCGCTGACAGGCACTTACTTCTTCGTCAATCCCGCCACAGGCTCGGATGCGTATGACGGTCTTTCGCCGCAGACGCCTTTCTCGTCCCTGACGGCCGCTTACAACGCGGCTACTGCCGGCAACAACGACGTTATCGTCCTTATCGGCGATGGCTCGACGACTGGCACGGCGCGTCTGACGTCGACCCTGACATGGGCAAAAAATGCGACCCATCTGATTGGTGTTACAGCCCCGACGATGATTTCGCAGCGCGCTCGTATCTCGCATTCGACGACTGCCACAACGAACTTCAAGCTGATGAGCATTACAGCTTCTGGCTGTATCTTTGCTAACTTCAGCCTGTTCCAGGGCATCGGTCAGGCTTCGACGGATGAGCAGTTGGCGGATATTTCGGGCGACCGTAATTTCTTCGGCAATGTTCAGTTCGGCGGCATGGGCGCTGCGAATGGTGCGGCTCGCGCCGGCTCGTATTGCGTCTATCTGAACGACGGCGACGAGAACACTTTTGATGGCTGCACCTTCGGCCTCGACACAATCAGCCGTTCGGCTGCTAATGCGTCGATCAAGTTTGGTGGCCAGTCGCAGCGTAACGTCTTCCAGAACTGCCTGTTCCCGATGTATGCGACGGCAACTTCGCCGTGGTTCATCGACGCCAATTCGGTTGGCTCGATTGATCGGTTCCAGCTGTTCAAGGGCTGCTCGTTTGTGAACACAGGCACCAGCACACTTGCTGGCGTCGTCAGCTTCAACGCTTCTCAGGGCGGCAAGATCGTTTTGGACAACTGCACCGTCGTTGGCGCGGCTGTTTGGACGGCTTCGGCTACTGCGACAGTTGTTGTTTCTGGCCCAGTTCCGAATGGTGCTACGTCTGGCGTCGCTGTAACGGCTGCTTAATCTTAGGAGGTCATCATGGGTTTTTACGAAGGTCAGGACGGCCCGGCGGTCGTCAAATCTGCGAAGTCGGGCACAAACGGCTTCAAAAAGGGTGGCATGGCAAAGGGCAGCTGCATGAAGAAGGGCGGCAAAGCCGTCATGTCTTCGGCTGCTAAGGGCAAGAAGCCGGCTCGCGCTTCTGGCGGCGGCGTTTTTTCGTCGGCGCACAGCGGTTCGCCGCGTGGCGCTTCGCCTAAGCCTTACTAATCTGGACTGATTTTCGGTTCAGTCGAGAACAGGCGGGGCGTCCAAAGCCCCGCCAATCTTACAAGAGGGCCGATATGGCGAAGTCTCCTGCATGGCAGCGTAAGGCTGGGAAAAATCCAGAAGGCGGCCTCAATGAGGCTGGTCGCCGTTCCGCCAAGGCTGAAGGACACGATCTGAAGCCGCCGGTTTCGAAAGAACAGGCTTCTAAGAGTCCAAAGGCTGCATCACGCCGCTCTTCATTTTGCGCCCGCATGACGGGCATGAAAAAGAAACTGACGGGATCCGCCAAAGCTGCTGATCCAAATAGTCGAATCAATAAATCTCTTCGAAAATGGGATTGCTAATGGCGTCTAAGCCTCAAAATACTGGGCTATGGGGGCGCGCAAAGGCTGCCGCTCGTACTAAATTTGATGTTTATCCTTCTGCCTACGCAAATGCTTGGGCTTCTAAATGGTATAAACAGCACGGTGGAAGATGGTCTGGAGAAGATAATCGCGTCAATAAAGCTTCCGGAGGTGGTCTTGGAAAATGGTTTTCCGAAGATTGGCGTGATGTGAAAACCGGCAAGGAATGTGGTAGAATACCGGGAGAAAAGGGCAAGCGTCCTTATCCGGCATGTCGTCCAGCTTCTGCCGCTGCCGCGATGACCAAGGAACAGAAAAAGTCTATGGCCGCCAAAAAAACAGGACCGGCAAGAAAATCTTGGCCTGTTTCTCCATCTGGCCGGCGGAAAGAAGGGAACAAATAATGCAGCCGATTTCTATCACTGTTGGCCCTATCGCGGCGGCTGATGCAAACAATATTGCTGAAAGCCAAACAGTAACTGGCGCTTCAAACGTAGTTCTTGATGGTTCTACCGTCGTAGATGGTGTTGCTTATCTTGACGTTCCTCGTCGTGTATTAATCACAAATGTCGGCAATGACTCGTCTGTTACTTTTACAGTTTACGGGACAACATTTAATGGTGTCCCCGTTTCTCAGGCGGTTCAGGGCACGAGCGGTTCGACTGTTGCAACCACAGTAGACTTTGAAACAGTTACGAGAATCGCGACAAGCGGCTCGACAAGCGCATCTGGCATTACAGTCGGCACAAATGATGTTGCCGGTAGCCGCTGGTTGTTTCTTGATAGCTGGGCCGACGCTCAGACGTCTATCCAGTTAAACGCTTCTGGAACTGTTAATTACACGCTTCAGGTTACGATGGATAATCCTAATGATCCAGTCTCTCCTGTTGCAATTAAAGATGTTACTTGGCTCAACACAAACGATCTTGATGCCGTATCCGCGATTGGCGATGTATTCACTAATTTTCAGTTTACCCCGGTCTTTACCCGCATTCTCTTGAACAGCGGTTCTGGATCGGTAACTGGCGTGTTCTCGCAGTTTAACGTGGTGAACCTATGAGTAATAGTCCGGCATATGTTTCTGCTAGTCTTGTTGGAACAACAACGCTTCCGTTCACCAATAAGACCGGGTCTTACGTCATTGACGTAACAACAGATTGTGTCGTCAACTGCACGTCCGGCACTTTTACTGTGACTTTGCCGACCGCGGTTGGTATTGAAGGCCAGTATTTCACTGTAAAGAACAGCGGCACAGGCGTCATCACCATTGACGGCGATGGATCTGAAACAATAGACGGAGCGGCGAATAAGATACTTGCTGTTCAGTATGAGAGCATTACTGTCGTCTCAGATGGCGTTAATTGGGTGGTGATCTAATGTCGTTTCATGTTCCTCCTTCTCCGTATGCAAGCTTCTCAAGCTCGCAGACGCAGTCCGTATCTAACGCAGCGAATGCCCAGGAAATCACATATAATACGACAGGTGTGGCCAAGGGTATTTCCCTTGTTTCGAATACTCAGATCACGCTCCCGCAGGTTGGAAATTATGCGCTTTCGTTTTCTGCGATCGGGCATAATTCTGGGTCTGCCAGCGCCAAATGGTTGAATATTTGGCTTCGCAAAAATGGTTCTGATGTCGCAAATAGCAGCTCAATAGTCGCTACTGTAAAAGATAATCCGACAACTGTTGTTGCTACTTTTGATATTTCTTGCACGACGCCGGGCGATTATTATGAGCTCATGCTGGCGGGTCAGGATACAGGGGCGCAAATCCTTGCGACAGCAGCTCAGGCTGCGGTTCCTTTGACTTCGCCGGCTATGCCTGCTTGTCCGTCAATTGTAGTTGCTGTATGGCAGATCAACTAAGGATGGTTATATGTCGACGAGCGGCACATATACGTTTAACCCGTCGCTCGGCGAGCTCACAATCTATGCCTATCAGCTAATTGGCGTTAGGCCGACAGCTCTCCTTCAAGAACATATAGATTCGGCGCGTCTTGCGACGAATATGATGTTTACGCGGTGGAGTAACCAAGGCGTCAATCTTTGGCAGGTTGACCTTGTTACCGTCCCTTTGGTTCAAGGTCAGGCGACATATACAGTCGACGCCAACACCGTCGTCATGCTTGACGCTTATATCGAATACGGTTCTCCGGCGATCGATCGAATCATTCTTCCTATCAGCCGCACAGAATATTCGTCTTATCCCAATAAGCAGCAGCAAGGCTTCCCGACGACTTTTTGGTTTGATCGCCTTCTGTCTCCGACCGTGACGCTTTGGCCTGTCCCAAATGGCCAGCAAGCTTATCTTAAATACTACCGGGTGATTCGATTGCAGGACGCCAATATGAATGGAACCCAGCAGGTCGACGTTCCTCCAATTTGGCTTGAGGCTATGGTTTATGGCCTAGCTGAACGTCTGGCTATGATTTGGGCTCCTGATAAGGTCGCCATCATGAAGCCTGCCGCGGATGAAGCTTACGCTATTGCTTCTGCTCAAAATGTCGAAACGGCGCAGCAATATATATCCCCGCAAATTAGCGGATATTTCAGATGAGGCCTCACGGTCGAGCGAGGGTTAGCTCAAGGAATCCTAGAGCATTTGCTATCTGTGATAGATGCGGATTCCTGTATAATCATAATCAGTTGTCTTGGCAGTTTGATTGGGCTGGGGCCAGTTTAATTAATAAAAGAATTCTCGTTTGCGAAACTTGCAATGATAAGCCTCAAAATCAGCTTCGCGCAATAGTTGTTCCTGCGGATCCGGTTCCGATTCAAAATCCGCGCACTCAAGATTATGTTGCTGCATCTACGGATCAGCGCCAAACATCTGGCCAAAATACAATTGACCCAACTACTGGAATTCCTATCCCTGGTGGCGATACTCGCGTTACTCAGGACGATCAGGTTCGCGTTACACAGCAAACAGGAGAGCCTCCTGGTGGGCGAAATCAACTGCCAGGGACAGATTGGAATGCTCCTGCCGTTGAATATGACGGAACCGAAATTGGTTTGCCATACAACAATGATTCTGTCCCATTTACCGGCCCCCTGTCTCCGCCATATAACTATGTGGTTCAATGGAATAATCAGTGGAACTTTGGTATATTGACCGGATCTTATTGGACAAATGACTCTAACGGATTCGTCGTGTGGACGACGACAATTTTATAAGAGGGCGAAATGACTGTTCCGTACATATTTGCAAGCACTCCTGGCGGATCATCGATTCCTCTTGCGTATTTAGATGCAGATTTTGCTTATATTAATGATCGACTGCCGCTGAAGGTAATCAACACCGTAAATACGGATTTAAAAAATTTAACGGTGACAACTGATTTTAATATTTTAGTGAATGGGTATTACACCAACGGGGATGGCGGCGGCGGATATTTTTATCCAGCCACTACTGGTGGGCCTTATACAAACAACAATGGCACAATCATTGTCCCTGGAGGCGGCACGGCGTCGTCTGCTTGGATACGAGTCCAGCAAAACAATGTAATTGATGTAAAATTCTTTGGGGCGAAGGGCGACGGTAATACAAACGATAAAAATGCAATTCAGGCCGCGATCGACTATGCTCAATCAAACGTATCCAATGGCGGGTCTGTTTATTTCCCAAGAGGGATTTATCAAATAAATTCCACATTATTGATCACCTCAAATTATATTTCTTTATTTGGAGAGGGGCTAAGTTCTGTTATTAAAACGAACTTTACTGGAAACATTGTTTCTATTCACGGCACAATAGGCGGAACAAAAGTATCTAATATTTCTGTTTCAAAATTGAGATTTATTTCTAATGTAGCCCATAGCACTGGATCATTATTTAGTTGTTATTCATGCTCAGATATATTTATATCTGACATAGTTGCTGGAAGCTATTACACATTTTTAAGCGCCGGAACGGACGGCGAGGCAAATAGCGCCATTAGAATTTTTGTAAGAAGCAGTAAATTTGATCATGCTAATTACGGATCTCCTGGTATTTTGTTGTATTCTGGTTCAATACTTAACATAACTGACTGTTTCTTTAACGGTAACGGTAATTCTGGAGAGACGTTAATAAGAGAAATCGGATCATCCAACAACTGGGATGGATTAAACTTAACAAATTGCACATGCGAAAATTGGAGATATGGTATTTTTTCAGATGGTCTTGGGATTGTGAATGCTCGCGTTGTAGCAAATATATTTGATCGGTCAGAAACTACTATATTTTTGGCCCCATCAGCCGGGAATTGTAATTATTTTTATTTTGCTGGAAATAACTGCCAAGCGAATGGCGCATATGCCTCAACATTTGCAATAAGAATAATTCCTCCCGCCGCTCAAAATATGAAAAACTTCATTATCTCAGGGAACACTTTTGGAGCTTATAGCGATATTGGCATCCAACTTTTTTCAGCAACACCAGGGCTGCTCAGCAATATTGTTGTTTCTGGGAACACATTCGATGAATCTGGTAACACCCAGGTTTATGTGGGTAATGGAGTTGATAGTGTCCTTGTCGGCGACAATGTTTTTAATGGAGAAAGTGTAAGTAATTATGGTATTGAGTGGGTCGGAACGGCAACCGCAAGGGTTCAGGGAAGCAATTCTTTTGATGGTTTCTTATCTGCGAACACAACGGGGACGCCGTAATTGGCCATGCCATTTTTTTAATGATAAAAATGGAATATAATAAAATAAACAGGAACGGTTGCTATGGCGAATAAACAAATTCCCAATCTTACTCCCGTAGTGACCATTTCCCCTCTTGCGGAATTAGAGGTTGTTCAGGCTGGAGTTAGCTATCGAGCGACTGCTGGTCAAATTTCCGGTCTTAATCCCGGCCCGACGGGCCCTTCTGGGGCTGTTGGCCCTACAGGGTCAACAGGAGCAACAGGCCCAACTGGCGCGACAGGCCCGACTGGTGCTCCTTCATCGGTTCCTGGCCCGACTGGCCCGACAGGGCCTACTGGTTCAACAGGAGTGGCAGGCCCCACTGGCCCAACAGGGCCAACAGGCGCGACAGGCGCGACAGGGCCATCTGTTACGGGCCCAACAGGACCGACCGGGGTCGCTGGTCCGACTGGAGCGACTGGGGCGGCTTCTACAGTTGCAGGTCCGACGGGACCGACCGGCGTCGGCGGAGGTATTGGCCCGACCGGCCCTTCGGGCCCAACGGGAGCAACTGGCGCAACGGGCCCTTCTGGGACGGGCCCGACAGGCCCGACGGGCGCATCTATTACTGGGCCGACAGGGCCGACTGGCGCGACTGGCCCAGCCGGCGGCGGTATTACCTACAAGGGAACTGTTTCAGATTCTAGCCAACTAACTGTAGTTGACCCAACCCCATCTCTCGGGGATGCTTATATTGCTTTAGACAATCAGCATCTTTGGGTTTGGGACGGTTCAAATTGGGTAGATAATGGAGCGATTGCTTCTATTACTGGACCGACAGGCCCTACTGGCTCGACAGGCGCGACAGGACCAACTGGGCCGACTGGAGCAACCGGGGATACTGGTCCGACTGGACCGACTGGTTCGACGGGAGCAACTGGTCCCACCGGCCCGACTGGGGCAATAGGTGCTACGGGTCCGACAGGACCGACAGGATCGACTGGTGCTACAGGCCCAACTGGCCCCACTGGGTCGACTGGTGCTACGGGTCCGACAGGACCGACAGGATCGACTGGTGCTACGGGTCCGACTGGCCCCACTGGGTCGACTGGTGCTACAGGTCCGACTGGCCCCACTGGGTCGACTGGTGCTACAGGCCCAACTGGCCCCACTGGGTCGACTGGTGCTACAGGTCCGACTGGTCCGACTGGTCCGACAGGAGCAACTGGCCCGAATTCAATTACGATTAATTCTACGGCTATTGTTAGCGGAACAACAACTCGTGTTCTTTTCGATAATTCCGCAACGGTCGGTGAGGCTTCTTCCTTAACAATTTCAGCTACAACAAATAAGGTTAATGTTGTAAGTGCGCCGTTTGGTTTATCCGGAAACTTTTCGTCTACAGCTTGGACGACGGCCGGAGTTCGTTATCAAAACTCGGCGGCGACATTAACGGATACATCTTCTTCTGGGACGGTAGCGACAGCTTACACCGACTTATTTGGCGGGAACACAATAGCGGCTTCAAATTCAACAACTTATACTAATTACTATACAATGTATATTGGCATCCCAACAGCCGGCTCTAATGTTACAATCACAAACATTTATTCGTTAGGTACAGCCGGCAATGTGAATATTGGTGGCGCTTTAACGCTTGGAACCGTTTTGTCTGTCGGAAATGGCGGGACTGGGACAACCACAGCATTTACGGCCGGTTCCGTTATATTCGCGGGAACAAGTGGTGTTTACTCGCAAGATAACGCGACTTTTTTCTGGAACACATCTACCAAAAGACTTGGGTTGGGGACGTCAAATCCAGGCGGCGCAATCGGCGATGAGCGCCTTCGTGTAACAGGAACAGATTCTGATAGTTGGCCTGTGGCTGTTGAAGATAGCGCGGGAACCGTTGCAGCAGGCTTTTACGCTGCTAGTAACATCGCTGGAACCGGTACATTTTCTAATGACCCGTTTTTGCTTTTGTGCCAAAATTCAGAGCGCGCTAGACTCGACAGTAGCGGTAACGTCGTTATAAATACAGCTGCAATTGCGACAAACGCCACCAATGGGTTCTTGTATGTTCCTAGCTGCGCGGGAACTCCCACAGGAACTCCAACAGCTTACACGGGTCGAGTTCCTATAGTTGTCGACACATCGGCTAATAAGTTATATTTCTATTCAACTGGCGCTTGGCGAGATGCTGGCCCGTAACGGAAAATAAAAATGGCTAACTTATATACATGGCAGATTATGCAATTGGATTGCTACCCTGAAAAAGACGGGCGCAAAGATGTTGTTTTTACCATCCATTGGAGAAGGGCCGCGACAAATGGAGTAAAAAGCGCCGATATTTATGGTTCTAAGTCCGTTATATTAGACCCGAATGAACCGTTTATTCCTTACAATGAATTAACAGAATCTCAAGTTGTTTCTTGGCTGGAAAATTCAATCAGTCAAGAAATTCTCGCCCAGCAAATTGCTTCTCTTGATAAGCAAATTGAAGATCAAATCAATCCACCAATTATCTATCCTGCGCTTCCTTGGTAAAGTAAGTTTTACATATTATATACGCATTAATATTTGCAGAAGGGGCGACTAGGAGCGCATAAATGGAAAAGATAACCATCACTCTTGCCATAAATGACTGGAACATCGTAATCGGTTCTCTTGGTAAAATGCCTTTTGAGCAGGTTGTGAATGTTATTAACGAAATCAAAGTTCAAGCGGAGCCTCAAGTAAGATCTGTAAAAAATCAGGAAGATAAAACACATAATTAATCATCGACAGCATCGTTCTCAGAAGGGGGAGAATATGCCGGTTAGTTTTGAAAGCGGTAAGGCTTATATCCGTGAATTTATAAACAAAATAAGCCATTCCAAGATGATTGATATTGGGGTTGGATGCGGGACATATGCTAAAATGTTTCCTGAATCTCACTGGACTGGCGTAGAAATTTTTGGTCCGTATGTAGAAAAATTTGGTCTCAAAAAAATATATCAAAAATTAATTATAGAGGACGCCCGTAAAATTGATTATTTATCTTTAGGCTCATTTGATGTCGCTATAGCTGGAGATATTCTTGAGCATATGTCGGCAAATGAAGCTAAAGAACTTTTAGAAAACTTAAAAAATATTTCTGACACAGTTATTGTTAGTATCCCCCTTGGGCATCATCCTCAGGGAGAAGTTGACGGAAATATTTATGAGTCTCATGTAGAAGACTGGAGCGATAATAAAGTAATAAGTATATTTGGAATTCCGTCTGAATCTCATATTGATGGCTGTATTGGTGTTTATATTTATTCTAAAACAAAAAAATTAAAAATTTGTGTATATACAATAAGCAAAAATGAAGAAAAGTTCGTAAAAAGATGGGCAGAGTCGTCTTCTGATGCTGATGTTTTATTAATAGCTGACACCGGGAGCACGGACAGGACTGTTGAAATAGCTAAAGAATGCGGCATTCAAGTTCATTCAATTTGCATAACACCTTGGCGTTTTGATCATGCTAGAAACGCATCCATAGCATTAATTCCAAAAGATATTGATGTTTGTATTTGCATGGATATGGATGAGGTTTTAGAGCCTGGATGGAGAGAAGAGATTGAAAGAGTTTGGGTAAGTAACACTACTAGACTAAGTTATTTTTTTGATTGGGGATGCGGGATAAAATTTAGATACGAAAAGATACATGCCAGACACGGCTATTTTTGGCATCATCCGTGCCATGAATATCCAGTCCCAGATAAACGTATAACAGAAGTATATGCTTATACAGACAAATTACTTGTTAGCCACCATCCTGACCCAAATAAAAGCCGCGGACAGTATATGGATTTACTACAGCTCTCGGTTGATGAAGATCCTTTGTGCCCCAGAAACGCATTTTATTACGCGAGAGAGCTTTCATTTAATCGCAGGTGGCAAGAATCAATTGATGCTTGCAAAAAATACCTAGAGTTGCCGGGTGCTACTTGGGCAAATGAACGATGCTATGCCATGCGGGTTATGGCTAAATGCTATGAAGAGTTAGGAAATTCACTTGAAGCCGAAGCATGGCTTCAAAGAGCTTCGGCGGAGGCTCCGAATACAAGAGAGCCGTGGTGCCAGTTGGCTATGCTTATGTATCGTCAAAGTCGATGGCCTGAGTGCTATGCGGCTGCGAAGCGAGCTTTATCGATCACTCAAAGAGATCTTGTATATACTTGTGACCCAGAGGTATGGGGTCACTGGGCTAATGACCTTGCCAGTATTTCGGCTTGGCAGCTCGGAATGAAAGAGGAAGCTCTTGAACAAGCAGAACTAGCTGTTCAAGCGACACCTACTGATCAGAGGTTAATTAATAATTTATCGTTCATAAAAAATACGATGGCAAATAATCATATCCCAAATATCATACACTTTATTTTTTTCTTCGGCCCTAAATCTCGCCCGTTCGGGATAATTAATTATTTATCTGTAATTGCCGCCTACGAAATACAGAAGCCAGATAAAATATATTTTTATTACAATGAAGAGCCAGTAGGAAATAAATATTGGGATGGTATGAAGAAATATGTAGAAATGGTTAGAGTCGATCCTCCGACTGAATATGAAGGCGTATCTCTTGATGATTGGCCACAGTATCAATCCGATGTTTTAAGACTTCAAAAGCTTTACGAACATGGAGGTATATATTTAGACACAGATTGCATTTTGATGAAGCCATTAGATTGCTTCCTAAATAATGACGTAGTTATGAGCGGACATATAGCTGGCGTATCGAAGTCTCCGTGGCATAAGGTCGACTCGATGCCGGCTTCGACCATAATAGCGCGCCCTAGAGCTAAATTTATAAAAATCTGGCTATCAAAACTCGCCGACGGATTGAGGAAAAATGTCTGGGCTTGGCATATCGTTAATTTACCTGTTGAAATATATAAGGATAGGCCAGATCTGATTACCCTTTTAGAGATGGAAGTTTTCATGCCCTTCGACTTCAAAAATGAGAAAATGCTAGAGCCAGATCAGACCGAGGAGGCCTTAAGGGAAATCAAAGACTCATATGCCATCCATATGTGGGATTCGGTATGGTTTAACCCAATTAAGAAGATTGACGAAAACTATATCCAGAATGTAGACACTGGTTTCACCTTAACCGTTCGTAAATATTTGGAATAAAGTATGTTCTATGAGTAATGTCTAATATGTTATAATGGTGTGTGTGGCTAACATCTATGAATCTAACGGCGGCTAAAATGGCGGATTATCAGAATTTATTCAACATAGTCATCGGGATCCTCGGAATTATTGGGGGATGGTGGCTGAACGCAATTTGGACGGCCATCAAAGATCTCCAAATCATGGATAGAGAATTGGCTGAAAAAGTCGGAGCCATTGAGGTTCTTGTCGCCGGCAGATATGTCACCAGAGAAGAATTTAATAGCACATTGAGCCAAGTCTTTGGGAAGCTAGACAGGATCATTGACGCCGTAAATCAAAAGGCAGACAAATGACCGATTGGGCCCTTATCTTAAAAAAGATAGCTCCAGACGGCAGAAAAAATATTATTGATGGGCTTGCGCAAGCAATGCCACAAGTTATTCAGATTGCCAACCTTATAACCCCGCAGCGTCAGGCTCAATTTTTGGCGCAAATCGCGCATGAAAGCGACGGGTTACGCGCGACAACAGAATACGCAAGCGGCAAAGAATATAATGGCCGTGTTGATCTTGGTAATCGTCCCGGCACAAATGATGGCGTGACATATAAGGGGCGCGGCTTAATTCAGCTTACAGGTCGATCTAATTATGGTCTTATGAGCAAAAAGTTGGGCGTCGACCTTATAAATAATCCCAATCTTGCAGCGAAATTTCCTTATGCGGCTCTTACTGCGGCTTATTTTTGGAAGGATCGCAATCTCAACCCACTTGCTGATATCGGCGATATTGACGCAATAACCCGCCGCATTAATGGCGGATACAATGGCCTAAAAGAGCGCAAAATGTATCTTGCTCGCGCCAAAAATGAATTAAGCGATATAAAAATAGCGCAGCGCCGACTTAAGGATTTGAGCTATCCGCCGGGTGGCATTGATGGGGATATGGGGCCCTTAACTAGATCGGCATTGCGGGACTTCCAAGAAGCTAATAATTTGCCTGTGACTGGAGAACTTACACCTGAAACTAAAGCCGTTCTGTTTTCCGATTCCGCTTTGCCGAGACCTGTAGAGATTGGTCGGGCCGTTTTAACTGTCGCAGACCTTCGAGAGAAAGGGTCAAAGACCATCGAAGCTGCGGATGAAGTAAAAAATTCTTCAATTGGAGCTGGATTGGCGACTGCGGCAGGCGTTACAACATCAGCTGGAACGATTGCTTCTAATATTACCCAAATCAGTGATAGCGCCAAAAAGGGGGAGCCATTTTTGCAAATGGCTCGAGAATATTGGCCTGTTTTTGTGATTATCGCATCTTTGGTAGCAATCACTTACTTCACTTGGCGGGCCTATAAGAGCGCCAAAAAGGTTGAAGAAGAGCGCGTCCGGGTGGCGCGAACAGGCGAAAATGTGAGGATATAATGCCTCTATGGGGTCATCTTATTGGCAGTTTTCTATGGTCTGTTTTGACATCCAGAATAGGTCAGATTGCTATGGCTTTTTGCGCTGCTTGGATCTGGGCCGGATGGCGTTCTGACGACTATTGGAGGGCCAAGATCGCCGTGGATGACGCCGCTAGGGAAATAGCCTATCAGAAAGAAATCGTCCGCCAAGAAGAGGCAGCTATGAAAATTGCTGCTGAAGCGACTGCTAGAGCTGAAGAGGATGCTAAGGCGCAGGACAAAATGCGGCAAATAATTGAGGAATTTAACAATAGGGAGCCGATTTATGTCGAGAAAAAAGTTCCGGTTAATTCCGGTTATAATTGCCATATCGATGCCGGTTTTTCTAGTGTCGTGCGCGAGCTCGACACACAGGTTAGAGCGGGCAAGGCTCCCCGACGCCCCCGATAATTTTGGGAAAATGGTCCCCCTCCCATCACCCATAAAAGGCAAAAGCATCAAAACATTCGCCTTGGAGAATAGGGCAGCGGCTATAACGGCCAACCGGAGGCTTCAGGACGACGCCAGTTTCTATGAGCGGGTTCAGCAAGAATTTGGCGTGGAAAGACTTTTTGGGGTTACACAATAGCGAATCTGCCCTGAAAGTGGTAAGGTAGCTGGCGCATGAGGTAAAATATGACTACTGGCCTTAGTTATGATGGGACCGTAAGCGGGACCACCAGCTACATTACCCAAATCGCCACTATGGCCGTCGTCGATCCTTCGGATTCGGCTTTTTTAGCCATTTTGCCGCAAGCGATAACTTATGCAGAAAATAGAATTTATCGTGATGTTGATTTCCTTTTTACTTCAACGTCTAATTCTAGTTTTTCTGTTTCTTCTGGGACAAGGAGCATTTCTGTCCCAAGCGGCACAAACTTTGCAGGTTCATTTTTTGGCGGCGGCGTTCTTGTCGTTGCTGAACAGATTAATCTTATCACTCCGGCTGGTGAAACTGATCCCGATGTCGGCGATCGAGTCGCTTTATTGCCGACAACCAAAGAATTTTTAGATGCAGTTTATGGTTCTTCGGCTGTAGCAAACAGGGGTCAGCCAAAATATTTTTGTCCGTTTGATGATTATACATTTCTTGTTGGTCCATATGCTGACAGCACATATCAAGTAGAGATTATCGGAACATTTAGGCCTGTCAGTATGTCGTCATCTAATAAATCAACATTTATTAGTTTATATTTGCCTGATTTATTTATTATGGCAAGCATGATTTATATTGCGGCTTATCAGCGTAATTTTTCTAGTGCAGCTGGCAATGATCCTCAAATGCCTGTTACGTATGAATCTCAGTATCAAGCTCTTCTTAAGAGCGCGATGGAAGAAGAAAGCCGCAAAAAATTCGAGGCAGCGGCGTGGTCCTCTCAAGGGACTGCAAAATTTGCGACGCCGACGAGGTAATGTCGAATGCCGCACACAACACTTAAACTTCACCCGGGCGTTGATCAGAATAGAACGCTTGCTCTTAACGAAGCGGCTATTTCGACGACTCAACTTGTCAGATTTGTTCCTGACAAACAGGGTCTTGGGCTCGTTCAAAAACTTGGCGGATGGCAAAAATTTCCAAATTCCACTGCATCTAATTCCGGGCCGACAACCCGTGCACTTTGGGCATGGCAAGACACAAATGCAGTTTCTCACTTAGCGGTTGGAAATCAATCGACTTTATCTTACGCGGGGACGGCTACGGTTTCTGGCTCAAGCGTTACGTTGCCAGCAAGTTTTACCGGAGGATCTCCTGCTTCATCTGTAAATAATTTTTATGTTGGATGGTTTATAACAATTGGATCAACATCTTATAAGATTACTGCTTATAATGGGTCAACCCGGGTCGCTACTGTAAATGTAGCTCCTCCGGCTGGGTCGCAATCATTCACTCTTGTTAACCCTACATTGATTGTTATTACAAACGGGCAGAAAAGTTCAATTTCTCCACAAGGCAGGACGTCAAGCGTCGCTCCCCAATTTAGCACTACAGTTGGCTCAGATGTTGTTCAAATATATGATGCCAATTCAAATATAACTGATTACGATTATGTTTTCATTGAAACTCAAATTAGTGTAGGTGGATTGTTTCTTTTTGGTCTTTATAGATGCTCATTTGTTGATCCAGACAGATACACCATACAGGCTACAAATTTAGATGGAACTCCTCAGTATGCAACGGCTAACGTCGTAAATGGCGGAGTTACTCCCAAATTTACATTTTCTCCAGGTCAGCAATATTCTGATGTTTATATCCCAAACAATCCATATGTTGTTGGAGATGTTTTCCCTGTTCTTGTGCCGACAACAATCGGAGATACAACTCTTTATGGTAATTATACAGTATCGGAGACTAATCCCCCTGCCGTAGATACATTCCGAATATTTTTACCCAATGGCGCAAATAGCGTCGCAACAACTTCAACATCCGGAACCGGCGCTACGGCCATAATTGGTTTTTCTGCGACTTACAAATTTTTAGCTGGAAATACGGTTATAGCAGCAAACATAGACCCCGCTGGATATAATGGTGTTTACGCAATAACGGCCGCGACTTCTAATACAGTTGCTTATTTAAATGCGACCACTGGATCAATGGTTTCTGCTGGTATTTTGTTTGCTGTTGATGGATATTTAAATGATGGCAATGCTTATTTTCAATATTACATTACTCCTGGCCCGCCGACATTTGGTGTTGGATATGGCCTTGGAGGTTACGGTGCCGGCGGATATGGCATAGGCGGCTCTTCGCCTATAACGCCTGGTGGCACTCCAATAACTGCAACAGATTGGACACTTGATAATTGGGGGAGCATATTGATCGCTTGCCCTGTCGGCGGCGCAATTTATTCATGGTCCACAGATACCGTAAATGGCGCAGCCACAATCATTAACAATTCTCCAATTGCTAATGACGGTATATTTGTTGCAATGCCTCAACGTCAAATCGTTGCGTGGGGATCAACATTTACAGGAATTCTTGACCCCCTTCTTATACGTTGGTGCGATGTAAATAATTATGAGGAGTGGACGGCTTCTCTTACAAATCAGGCTGGATCTTATCGTCTTCCAAAAGGATCTAAGGTTGTAGGATGTATCCAGGGCCCTCAACAGGGTTTAGTTTGGACGGATTTGGGCATATGGGCCATGCAGTATGTCGGTCCTCCGTATGTGTATCAATTCAACGAAATTGGCACAGGATGTGGGTTAATATCTCGCAAAGCCGCCGCGTCGATGAACGGAACCGTATATTGGATGAGTCAGAGCCAATTTTACCGCCTTGGCGGAAGTGGGGTAGAGCCAATCCGGTGTCCTGTGTGGGACGTTATATTCCAGGACTTGGATACAACTAACTTAAATAAGATAAGAATTGCTCCAAATTCTGCTTTTGGGGAAATTACTTGGTATTATCCAACAATGAGCAATGGTGGAGAAGTCAGTCATTATGTAAAATATAATGTCGTTCTTGATCAGTGGGATTTTGGCGCTCTTGTTAGAACGTCTTGGATAAATCAATCTGTTTTTGGCCCACCTATTGGATCTGACGGAACTTATATTTACCAACATGAGACATCTAAGAACGCGGATGGCTCGGCTATGATTTCAAGTTTTCAAACTGGTTATTTCGTATTGTCGGAGGGAGAGTGGAAAGTATTTGTTGATCAAATTTGGCCCGACATGAAATGGGGATACTATGACGGAACGCAAAATGCGTCGGTTCAAATAACATTTTATGTCGCAGACTATCCTGGCGATGCAGTATCTGCTCCTTCGGGTGGTATTAGGACATATGGCCCATTTACGATGACGGACGCGACTACATTTATAACTCCAAGATTTCGCGGCAGGCTAATGTCTATTAAAATACAAAGCAGCGATCTTAATTCATTCTGGAGAATTGGAGCTATGCGTTATCGGTTTCAGCAAGATGGAAAATTTTAATGGCAACTCTTGATGACATCCTTACTACTCAAAAAAATGGCGTTATAGCCATAAATAATGTCAATCAGACATTGTCTAATATTGTATCTGGCATCAATAATTATACTAATAAAATTTCATATTTAAACGGAACGACAACAACAACTGTCATAACAACGGACACTCTTGTGTTATCCGGTTCTGGTCGTTTGGTTAGTTTTTCAATTATTGTTGGTGGAGCTGATGGGGCTATACACGACGCCGCATCTATTATTACTTCTGCCGCATTTAATGTTCTGGCAGTAACTAAAAACACGATTGGTATTTATCAGGTTGGTATGCAATTCACTTATGGGCTAGTCGTTAAGCCTGGGGCTGGGCAATCTGTTGCCATAACATACTCTGTTAATTAAGGTGAAACATGCCTCTTAAACATGGAACGTCAAGAGAAACAATCTCTGAAAATATTAGAGAAATGATGCGATCTGGCCATGAACAAAGGCAAGCTATCGCCGCGGCTTTAGATCAAGCAAAAAGGTCGCGCGCCAATGGCGGCGAAATTAATGAAAAAATTCACGTTGGGCCTATTCATAGTAATGTTGCTGGACGAACTGATCATCTCCCAATTAATGTCCCTTCTGGATCATATGTGATTCCGGCAGATATTATTTCTGCTATGGGAGAAGGGAATACGATGGCAGGATTTCAAACTGCTAATTCTATATTTGGTCGTCAAGAAAAAAGCTCAGAAGATGAGCCTGTTGAGATTATCGCAGCAGGTGGAGAATACGTTGTTTCTCCAGGGAACATTTCTCGAATCGGCGGCGGAAATATAGAAAATGGACATGCAACTCTTGATGAGTTTGTAAAAAAATATCGGGCAAAGACAATTCAGACTTTAAAAGAATTGCCGGGGCCTCGAAAAGATTAGCGGGCAGCGATTAAAGGGGAATCGCATGACAGAGGAAGTGAAAGTTCGCGTAGCAACGCCAGACGATGTTCATGGCGTTATGGAACTATTGATGATGGTTTGCAGGGAAAATGGCCTTTTTGAGCCTGATGTAAATAAGGTTTTGGCTGATATTTGGCCGGCCCTTCATCAGGATCATGGGCTAATTGGCGTTATTGGAGAGCATAAGGACCAGCTTGAGGGCATGGTTTTGCTAAAAATCGGCTCAATGTGGTATAGTAACGAAGAAATAGTAGAGGAAAGAACCGTTTTTGTGCACCCAAAATTCAGAAAAGCGCGAGGCGGTAGGGCCAAAAAGTTGTGTGAGTTTTCAAAGAAAGTTGCCGATGAGCTGGGGTTAACTCTGATTATCGGCATCCTTTCGAATCAAAGAACAGAAAGCAAAACACGTCTTTATAATAGAGTTTTTGGACAGCCGGCGGGAGCTTTTTACCTTTACGGCTCAAAGACAGGCGAATGGAACCACAAACCAGCGGCTGAAATACAGCCTGTCTGACCGGAGAAATTAGAATGTGCGGGAAAGGCCTTTCTCAAACAACCCAGCAGACAGCGATGCCATCCCTGGCAGGGATGATGGCGTATAATCAGGCTATGAGCCGCGTTGGAGCTGCGACTTCCAAGCCTTTCCAGCGATATAGCGAAGATCCAACAGCGTATGTGGCAAGCTTAACCCCAGTCCAGCAGCAGGCCATTTCTAATGTGGCTGCTATGCAGGGCATGACTCAGCCTTACTATCAAACGGCCGGCGGTCTTATGGGGGCGGCGGCTGGGTTGACAGGCGCTGGCGCTGGCGGGGTTGGTAGATTAACCGGCGCTCAAATAGCAGAATATATGAGCCCGTATATGTCTCAGGTTGTTGATCCTGTGCGGGCTGCTATCCAGCAACAATCTGGCCAGCAATTGGCCCGCCAGCAGGCGGAAGCGATAAGAGGTGGGGCTTTCGGCGGGGAGAGAGCTGGACTTCAAAGATCGCAGCTTCTTGGTCAGCAAGCTTTAGGCCTTGGTCAAGCTTTAAGCCCTCTTTATCAGACCGGGTATGGTCAGGCTCTTCAAACAGCATTGGGTCAGCAAAACGTTGAAGCTGCTAATCTCCAGCGTCTCCTTGGCGCTGGGGCGCAAATGGGTCAACTTGGAACCTCTACGGGAGCACTTGGAACGGCTGCCCAGCAGGCCGCCCTTCAGCAAGCTCAGGCTCAACTTCAGGCCGCGACTCTCCAACAACAGACAGAGACAGCTCAAAAACAGGCTATGTATGGAGAGTTTCAGAAAGAGCGCATGTACCCGCTTCAGGTGGCGCAGCTTTATGCCCAGACGGCAGGTGCGCTTGGCCCTCTGATGGGTTCGACGTCAATGGGCTATCAGCAATTGCCATTTTTCGGCGCTGTGGCCACAGGCGGCGCTATTAAGGGTTATGAAGAAGGTCTCGGAGCGGCTCGCATGGGCGGCGCTGTTCGCGAAGGAGGCGATTTCGCCCGCGGTGGATATGCTGATGGCGGATCGCCAGATTTCGCCTATCTGGTTGAGTCGCATCGCGCTGGCATCATGCCGAAAGTGGAAGACGTCGCTTTCCCAACTGGCGAGTTCCGCACAAGTGAAGCCCCGAAGATGGGCGCTATGCCGGAACGGCAGGCTGGTCTTATTGGTTCCGCTGTGAAGTATGCTATCAGCGACCCGGAATCAGCCATGAAAAAAGCCAAGGGCCTTTATACAGGCTATGGCGAAGTAAAAGATTGGCTGGAGAAGTCAGGCTATCTTCCGGGCAAAGCCGAGGGCGGCGATGTCGAAGATGACGCCATGAACAAGCTTCTGAGCGCGCCTATCCAGACGTCGAAGCCGATGCAGGCCCCGCAGCCACAGCAGAAAGAGGGCAGCGGTCTCCTTGGCTCGCTGGCTAAGATGGGCGCGAGCGCCGCTGCTAATTACTTCCTGCCGGGCTCTGGCGCGGTCGTCTCTGGCGGCCTGAGCGCGCTTGGCTTGGCTGATGGTGGTAGAGCCGGATACGCGGACCGTGGCGCAGTAAAAGAAGATGAAGACATTTTCGAGCGCGGCATTATTCCGGCTGAATCAGCCGGTCGTCAGCTGACAAGAGAAGGTCATCCGTTACTGTCCCCAAAAGGGGCTACTGGCATTGCCCAGATTATGCCCGGAACGGCTCCTGAAGCGGCAAAGCTCGCTGGCCTGCCGATGGACATGGAGCGTCTGAAATATGACGAAGGCTATAACCGGGCTTTAGGCCGCGCTTATTTTGGCGAGCAGCTTCGTCAATTTGGAACGCCGGAATTAGCCGCTGCGGCTTATAACGCTGGCCCCGGTCGAGTTCGTCAGGCTCTTGCGCGTGCAGAGCGAGAAGGTGGCGATGTTATGAGCTACCTGCCGGCGGAAACGCGGGCATATGTTCCGACGGTTATGGGCAAGGCTGGTCTTGGAGGCGGCAATATAGATCGCTCTCTTGCCGGTATTCCGAAAGGCGACCCGCGCCGTGAGATCACGGCCAGCGCAGCGCAGCCGACAGTTGGTGGCATTGTTCCTGTGAAGCAGGAAGGCGCGGAGCCGACAGACTGGCGTCAGGTTGTGCTTCCTGTTCTGTCTGGTCTTGGCGCGATGGCCGGATCCCGCAGCAAATATCTTGGCTCGGCGCTCCTTGAGGGGCTTGGCGCTGGCGCGAAATCCTACATGGACGTCGGCCGCCAGATCGAAGAGCAGAAGAAGCTCGGCGAAGAAGTTGGGACGCAGCGCGAGACGACCGGCCTTGTTCGCGAAGAAGCCGGCAAGACCGCGGCAGGAACACTTCGCGAAGTTCTCGAGTCTGGCAAACTTGGCATCCAGCAGTTCGGTCCTGCCGATGCTCCGTTCTACATTGTCACGCTTGAAGACGGCACGAGAATGCCGCTTGAGCAGTGGATGGAAAAGGGCGGCAATCTTATTGGCGGGTCCGTCGCTGCCGACGTCGCCCGTCGCCTTTCAGCAGGCAAGACAGGCGCGACTTATCAGCAGCCCTCGCCCCCTGCCGCCGCGGCGGTCGAAACGGCAAAAGATATTTCTGCCGTCCCTGAAGGCAAAACTATCCCGACGAAGGAAGCCGAAGGCGTCCCTGCGCCGAAGACCGTTGCGCCTAAGCAGCCTCCACTGACGAAGCCTATGGAAGCCCCGACGATGACGCCGGGTGTTGTCTACGACGATGAATCTCGCAAGCAGGCGCAGGAAAACAAAAAGATCAAATTCTCGTCGGACCCATCTCTTGTCAGGACGGCCGAAGAAGCCAGAAAGATATATGGCCCGAAAACGATCTCCGGCGCTCAAACAGCTAGAGAAAATACGCCATATCTGAATGAGCTTTCTGAGACCCTGTCAAAAGCCTATAAGGGTAAAGGTCTTGCGACGCCCGGCTACGGCGCAGCTGTTCGCTCTCAGGCGATCAAGGCGGCAGATACAATCTATCGCGCGCTTGGAGGCGAAGGTAGCTTGAGCAATCTACCGGAAGCGGCCGATGTCACGGGTAAAATCACAAGCCTTCTTGGCCGTGAGTCTGCCGCAAGCGCCGGTCAAGAAAGTTATGCGGCTCTTAACGCCATTCGCGAAGCCATTCCTAATTTGGAAATGGACCCGCGCGCTGGTGCCAAGCTTGCTGCTGAATTGATGGTTCTCCGCAAAAGAGCGATCGATCGCGAAGAGCACATGAAAGCTTGGTCTCGTGATTCCGGCGGCGTCCTTCTTGATGCGGCGAGCAACTTCTCTGAAAAGAACCCTGATGCAAAATATCAGGTCGCGCAGAAAGTAATCTCTGACATGATGATCCGTCATCCTGATGCTTTCGAGCGTATTATGTCTGGTACTGTTCCGAGAGAAAGCATTGAGAGACAGCTTCGCGCTCAATACGGATCTGGCATTCCAGAGGGTATTTCTGAGTTCTTCCCTTCCCTTCAGACATCGAGAAGAAAGACACCGTAATGGCTGAGATAGACGAAGCGCCGCTTTTTACGACGGGAACAACTCGCGCTCCGGAACAGCCTTACTTTGGCGCTCCGGAAGAGGCCCCGCTGTTTAAACCTGCTGCGCCGCCGCAGCCGACAACATTCCCCAAAGAGCAATATGAGAAAATGCCTTGGCGGGATGTTCTGTCACGCGCTGGGCAGCAGCTTGTCCCTAGCGCCGCGCGCTCTTTGTCGGCTATCCCTTCCGCCATTTATAATTATCCTGAGACAGGCCGCGCAATAAAAGAACTTGGTCTTGGCGCGGCTGGTCGCATGGGTCTTTACGAAGAAAAGGATCCTGAGGCGCGTGCCCGTCAGGCGCAGATGGTTGAGACAATGGTCGAGCCATTTACGTCTGTTGGCGGCTTCAAGAAGACGCTCGCCGAAGATCCTTATGCCATCCTATCTGCCGCAGCCACTCCTTTTGGTGGCGGTCTTGCGAAAGCCGGCGAGCTCGTTGGCGCGACAAGCATGGCGGGTAGAACTTTGGGTGGTCTTGGTAAAGCCGCTCGATATGCAATGGACCCCACTCAGGCCGCTATGGGCACTGTCGGCGATGTTGCGGGGTATGGTTTAGAAAAAATCCGCGGCATTCGCGATATTTCGACCAATGTTCCGCGCTATAGCTACGAAAAAGCTTTTGAGGCTGGCGCGCTTCCTGAAGGCAATATCGCCAAGCAGGCGTTCAAAGACTTCGCTTCTGGGCAGGGAGACGCAATAGAGTTTTCACAGCGCGCCCGTAAGGCGACTGAAGCTCTAAAAAATCAGGCTATGGAAAATTGGATTGCCACGAAGGGTCAAATGACCGGAGCGGCTACTCAGGACATTCCATTTGATCGCGTTGAACAAGCTATTCGGGATGCACGCGCTCGTCTTGGCCCCCAGGATCTTGCGCTTGATCCGACTCCTTATCAGACATTGGATTTGATCGAGAACAATCTAGCTCAAAGAGCGGCGTTGCCCTCTGGGCATCCTGGCAGAACGCTTGAGGGCTTTGATCAGCTAAAGCAGCAGCTTTACAACTATGCAAAAACGCAAGGCAACACACCGTCTGGCAGCGTTGCGATGAACGTCCATTCCGGAGTAAAAAATGCGATTAATGACGTCGCGCCAGAATATCAAGCTTTGATGGATCATTATCAAGCTATCGACGATCAGATACAAAATATCCAAAAGCAGCTTGGCACAAGCAACAGAACCGCAGCAAATGCGGAGATGGCCAAATTCATCAAGTCTCAGAATACACCGGAAGGGCGCGCTCTAATCAATCAGCTTGCCCAGCATGATCCGGTATTACCGTTCATGAGCGCCGGATCCGCGGTTCATTCCGCGACAGCCACAGGAATACCGGGCGGCTTGGAAAAAGCTTCCTTGCCGCTTCATGCGCTCAACATCGCTACTGGCGTTCTGTCTGCTAACCCGTTTCATGCTCTCTCGGCGATGGGCTTGGCTGGTGCGCAAACAGCTCTACAGTCGCCGTCTCTTATGGGCGACATTTCTTACAAGGCTGGGCAGCTTGGCGCTACGCAGGCAGCTAGAGCGGCGAGAAAAGTCCCGTCTGCCGTTAGGACTGTCCAGCCTGTGGCGACACAGCTTGTCAGGATACGCCCGGAGATCGAGAGCGAAGTTATCGGATCTGTCACGCCTATGGAAGAAGAAGCTCCGTATTTCCCAGGGCCTGGAGAAGAGCGACGTGGCCGCGCCACAGGCGGCTTTGTCCGGCGCGGGATGACTGCTGATCAGTTAATTGCCGCCGCGGATCGAGCAAAAAAACAAAACCAACAAACATCTAAAAAGATACTTGATGCACCAGATGAGCATGTTGCAAAAGCTCTTGAAATAGCCAACCAGAATATTTGAGGAAAAAACTATGAGCATCACAACAAAAGTCGGAACGACAACTTCTGGTGTTGGACAAACATATACTCAGCCATTGGCTAATTCTCTAAACTGGAACATTCCTCTTAATAATAATTTTGATATTATCAATAAAGCACTTGGCGGAACACAGTCATACACCGTTGGTAGTTCTGCTATTACAGTTACGGCAGATGAAGCGAACAACAGCCTTTTAATATTAAGCGGAACTCTTACTGCTAACATTAATCTAAGGCTCCCAGATACAGCAATTGGATATACTGGATTATATTTTAATATTACGAATTTGGGATCATATTATGTAAATGTAATAACAACAGCAGTTGGTTCAAACGGTCCTGTTATAAATTCTAACGGATATTATGTCATATTTAATGATGGACAAGATGTTAATTTCGCAAACTCAGCATCATCTGTGCCATCTGGAACAATTTCTATGTATGGCGGATCTTCAGCTCCTTCTGGGTGGCTGATTTGTGATGGAAACTCATATTTAATATCTGTTTACCCAGAGCTATATGCAGCTTTGGTTGTTTCTGCTACTCGCCCGTGGGACAATGGTCCCTCATTGGGTTATTTCAATGTTCCCGACTTAAGGGGCGCATTTTTGCGTGGTTCTGGTGTTAATGGTAATACGACCGCAGGCAGCAATGGTATAACCGGCCAGTCCGTTGGCGATTATGTTTCTGACACTTATTTAAATCACTCGCACGCCATAACTCAAACAGGACATGCGCACACAGTTTACGCTAAAGCAGCATCTAACTTTAACACAGGCGGCGGAGCTACTGCATTAAATGATATGACAACTCCGTCTGGGACCGGAACAATCGTAACAGGCACGACATCTTCAGATAATGCAAATATTACAGTTGATACGTCTACAACTGGCGGCACCGAAACAGCGCCACAAAGTTTCGGTATAAATTTCATCATCAAAACATGATGCACCCTGATACATGGGCTATGATCGTCGCTATGTCGAAAGCGTTTATCATGGTCAATGTGTGTATTTATGCCTTCAAGTTGGGGCAGGCGGCATATCAAGCCGCCGCTCCCTATATGAATTAGCGTCGTATTGGCTGATAGCAGAGCTTATAATGATCTTTGCAGTATGAAGCCTTATCGATATGTTTGCCGCAATAAAGCACTGTCGCTGCTTTTTCTTCTGATACGATATATCGGCAGGACATATATTTCAGCTCTAATAAAGTAATACCCTCCGGCATCTCGACGGCGCCCATCTTCAGAATAATTGATTCTGTCTTTTTGGCCTTCTTCTTTACGACCCGATTCTCAGAATGACGTGAGAGATCAGCCCCGCTGGCCCGTAGCCTGTGAACGACACCAATCACTGAATTTCTGGATATCCCGATCTTGTCGCCTATCTTGGAGGCCGCTATTCCGTCTTGCCACATGGACACAATCTGCTGGCGTTTTTCTTCGGTCATTTTCCGGACGCCCTTATATTCACGCATATCTATATCCTTTTGTTGCCATATGCCCGTTTTAAGGTATCATTTACTGTCGAAAGGAGGCAGTCATGACGATTTGCCGGATCCTATCTAATGCCTCGGCCCTTGCGATTTGTTTGGTCGCGATTGCCGCGGGTGGTCTTTTTTCATTCGTTACATTAACAGCCATTTTGGCTATTGGCGCGGCTACCGCACCTATCCCAAAACCTGCTTATGTAAGAGCTAAAAAGCGCCGTCCGTTCTGAAGATGGTTTATATCGTCGTCTTTATCTGTGCCGGATACCTGCCGCATAAAGAATGTGACACCAGAACCGCGCGAGCATATCAAGCGCACGCACTGGAAGGCATTGGATGCGGCCTCCCCAATCAGATGGCCATTGCATCATCGGCTATTGCTCTCCGTGAGGACGAATACGTCAAGGTTAAATGCCGCATCGAGCAGCATTAAAGCTGCCCCTTCTTAGCACGAATCTTTGCGATATCATCCCTAACGGTCGACGAGTGCATGTTGAGCGCGGTTGCGATCATCCTGCTGCTCATCGTATGCCGCATCTCGTCGATCTTTTTTTCGCGGTCTGTTAGCTCTTGGCCAAGAAGCCTTTCGACTCTTGCTGCGACCGATCTTGGCTCGACAGGGGATCTGACTTCTTCATATTTTTTGTAGTTACGATAATACTGACAGCTTTCCAGATCCTGCTCCAGCCATTTGACCCGGGGTATCGACATCAGCATATGCCTGACGGTCAATCCTTCGTGAGATCTAGATGGCGTATTGCATGGAATGTATCTGCTTACTTTCTCGATTCCAGCCATGATATTAAGACCCCTGACATCAATCCAAAAATGTAGAACCCAAGGTAGATGATTCCGTCTATCGCCATATCCATCATCGCCAATATCTCCTGATTCTGTGGCGTCGATGATAGCGTTTTGTCGATTTGCTATCATCCTCTTTAGCTACTTGTTCTTGAGTAACATTTTCTGTTACTGGCGTTACTTGCGGGCACTTCTCTTTAACAATAATGGGATCTGCAGGAGGCGACGGGGGAGGCTTTAGCACATAAGCCGTAACAGATTTCTTCGCCACCTTATATACATTGCAATCATTATGCGGGCCAGGAATCGGCATTGTTGATATTGTGATCACTCCGCCGATAAGAGATCCTGCAATGAATGTCATGGAGTAAGCAGGGAAGGTTGTCACTTATTGTTCTCCAAAGCGGCGCGGGCGGCGTCACGCCCTTTTTCAAACCCGTCCATGTGGGCAACGGTAAGACACTCGTTCAAGTCAGCAACTTCCGCTTCAAGTTCCGCGATGCGGGCGCGTAGCGCCAGCGTTTCATCAGCGCGGATTTCATGCACCGCTTGGTGTTCCGCCGTCAAAGGCGGCCCGTTCCCAACCCCACTCATTCCTTGTCCCCCAAATAAGCGGCGCGGGCAGAACCCATCCACGGTTTAGAAATTGCCTTTTTCAGTTCTTCGTTCTCGGCTTCAAGAGCCGCGATGCGGGCTTTCAAGGCGTCAACATCAACCGCCAGACGATGAACGGCGAGCATCTTTTCCAACTCAGCAATCCGCCCCGCCTGCGCCTCTAATGCGTCGGCGGCTTCGAGCTCTATTTTCCTTGGACTAGAAACAAATATCTCACCTAAATTTTCATTTTCATATATAATTGTCACATCGTTTCTTAAGCGATCAATAAGATCGCGGTCGTTTTTTGTCATAGTTATTCTCCTAATCCCTTGCGGGCTTCTTCCTTGCCTCGCTCATATCCATCCATATATGCTTGAGCAATTCCTTGCTCTAATTCCAAGATACGCTTGTCTTTTCCCTTTAATGCTTCAATGACTTCTTCATACTCTTCTTCCGGGTATCTGGAACTCATTTCGCATAGCTTTTTGATCAGATCATTGCTCATAGCCGGTTCCATCTTCTTAATGCGCTCAATCTACCCATGCGCGGCTTATGAAACACAAATGGCTTTACGCTTGTTTCAGCTTTTGCTTGCGCGGCTTTTTCTTTAGCCGCCGCGACTTCTTCAGCCCTTTTCCTACGGATTTTTTCGACACGCGCCTTTCGCGCGGATTCCTTTGCTGCCTTCTTCTCTTGCGCCCGAATCAGCTTCTGTCGCTCGCGCTCGGCTAACTTTATCGCTTTCTCTTCTGCCTTGCGAGCTTCGCGTGCGGCTTTTTCTTCCTCAGACAGTCGAGGCCCACCACAACGAAGAACCGCATCTTCGGGCAACCCCTTTAGCCTGCGATACCGCTTATGCGATCGTTCATTACTTTTGGCACGATAAGCTGCGGCGTATTCCGGATCCTCCGCAAGGCGCTTCTTTACGCGCTCATGATGCAGTCTGTGCCTGTTCTTGTGATACTCTTGCTGCTCTTCAAGAGACTTGCGCTGCTTGGCAAGATAAGGAACGTCTTCACCACGAATACGCGCCTTATAACGCTCCCGTTGCGCCTTGACCTTATCAGGGTTATTCTCACGCCAAAGTCTTGTGTATTCCGCCCTATCGTTCATTTATCCGCGCCGTCTCAAAGAATATATTGCTGTTGATTTTTGTTCTTTGCGTCATGCCACGCGCGAACGTGGAATCAGCGACAATGATCTCCAAGATCATCATGGCAATCAGCCCGAAGCCAATAATGGCGTCTGCTTTGCGCATATGTATCTCCGTGATTAAACGTAGTCCCCCGGACGCTCAAGCGTCTTACGACAAGGGGGGATCCACTGTAGGGAGGTTGGCTTGAAGAGTATTTTGTCGGACTCTTTATACCAAACAAGCCAGCAGTAAGCCGTTGCCGTCGACATTTTGGGATCTATCCGACCGCGGCCCATTGGAACACGCTCAGAAAATTGAGCGACGACATCTGGGGGATTAAACAGAAATAGTTGATTATATCTCTTAACGCCTTCGAGAAAAGAAGTTCGCACAAGCATGGCGTATCCATCCTTGGCGATACGATCAGCTTGCTTGATAAATTGATCCGCCTTATTGAAAGGAGGGTTTGTTATGACCCAATCGCAAGGAAGAACTTGATCAGCGCGAATATCCAAGAAATCAACCACGTTACCAAGTCCGTAATCGTGGACATCAGATTCCATGACATATTTGAAATATTCATTGAGCGGCCTCGACATATATCCACGATTGGCGGCAGGCTCCCAACACATCAATTCTTTGACGCGAGCCGGCTTAATCACATATTCAATCAACGCGCGCGTGGCCCAAGGCGGCGTTGGGAAATCGTCTAGGCTGTCCTTGCTTTCAAACCGCTGAGCGACAACAGCATGGGATCTATTCCCGCTGGTATTCGTCATCTTTTATCTCCATATCAATCTGTTTTATAACGGTAATATCATCGGCAGGTTCAACAGGATACCCTTCGCCTTCCCATTTGTAAAGGCTTGCGTATGCCGCGTGAGGATATCCTAGATATGACGCAAAAACCCATCCCAGATCTTCATACGCCCTCTGGCGATGATGTGGGACATACTTGTAAATCCCTTCTTTGCTCTCGCTGTCGTTCAATTTTGTAATAGGCATGGACGACACTAGTATGATCCCTTTTGAATATCTTTCCGATCAGCGGGAACGACGCGCCTGTTTCGTGTCTTGCCCTCCACATTGCATATTGCCGGATATCTGCAATCTTTCTGTTGCGGGCTGGGCTAACGAGATAAGAGACGGGGACGTTGTTTTTTTCGGCTTCCTCTTTGAGGATATCACGCACAAATATTTTAGTCATGACGCACCGCAAAAATGAAAACGGGCGATATTTTTACCGCCCGCTTTAGCCAGAATCAAGAAGCTGTTTGAGCGTCTAGTGCGCTAATTGCGTCGATATTAAGCGGCGCAGTAACGATGTTCTGAACTTTCTTTTTTGCAGATATTTCTACCGGCCGAATCTCGGCCTTCTTGATGGCGTCCTTGCGCTTATAAGAAATCTCAGGCGAAACCGTCATTCGGCTTGCGGCATAGTCCTGAGCGAACAGCGCCGCAAAAGCTTTGTAGTTGATCCCATCGAGGTAGTTATCGACATTGGCGGGGTCGGAAAACATACGCGCGTCTTTAACGCATTCCATCAGAACGCAAACTTCATAAGGATGGAACTCGCGGCCAATGCGAAGCGTAAACAGCTCGGAGATCTT